CCCCCACAAGGATTTACAGGCTTCATGCAAAAGGCAAGAAGCGTTGTTGATTCTTATGTCTCTAGAGGCATAACACAAGATAAGCGTATTGATGATGAAACGAAGAAGGTTCGTCTTGTTTCTTGCCATGGTGATCCATCTCTAGGAATAGAACCATGTCCATTTAGGCGTGAAAGTACCGTAGAGGTTGGAAGGTATTATTGCGGGGAGTGTGGTTGTGGAGATAGGCAGGCAACATGGTTGAATGCAAAGACTCCAGAGGATTACACTAAACTAGATTTTCCCAGAGTTGTATGTCCTCTAAATATGCCTGGATTTACGAACTACGCGGAAAGTTCTGCCGAAACCGTAGAGCGAAGAATGAAATACGATTTCTCTAGAAAGGAGAAGATCGAAAGGACAGTTCAACTTACGATCAAGTAAACCGATGAGCAGAATACCTAGACCAACCATAGTAAATACTAACCAGCCAAACAAGCCAACCGAGCAAAAAACGACTACACAATCTGCACCACCAACTAATAATCCAAAATCCCGTGGTTGTGGTTGTAAGAAATCAAAGTGACCGTATACTCATTACAAAATGGAGAACAACATGACTGCTATTGCGACTGAAACAAAGACCACATTGAAACTCTCACAAGATACCCTTGCAATTCTAAAGAACTTTGCTTCTTTAAATTCTAACATTCTCATCAAGCCTGGAAACACGCTTATGACTGTTACTCCAGTAAAGAATGTTGTTGCTGAAGCAACCGTAGATGAAACCTTTGATGTTGAATGGGGAATCTGGGACCTGAATTCACTACTCGGTATGATTTCTATGTTCAAGGAACCAGTTGTAGAGATTGGTGAGAAGATGGTTGTGATTACCGATGCTTCTCGTAAAAATTCACCCGTGGTAAACTATGGTCAATGCGAACCTAGCCTTCTAACTTCACCGAAGAAAAGTATCACAATGCCTGATGTATTTGTTAGTTTTAAGTTGACCGCAGATATCATTTCCGAGATTATGCGAGCCAGTTCGATCCTTCAAGTTAGTGATCTTGCAATTCGTGGTACGAAAGATAAAATCGAAGTTGTCGTTTTTGATAAGAACAATAAGGGGTCAAACACATATGCTCTCTCTGTTGGAGAAAATAAGACAAAGAGTAAGTTTGATATTCATATGAAGGTGGATAATCTCAAACTCATGTCTGGTGACTACGATGTGCATATCAGCAAGAGCATCGTTGCCAAGTTCTCTCATTGCAGCAAGAATCTCACATACTATGTGGCGCTAGAGGCTACTTCAAGCACCAACAAGGAGTAAAGATGAGCGTCACGGCTACAGAGTATCTTTGGGTGGAGAAGTATCGCCCAAAGATGATTGCAGACTGCATTCTTCCATCTGCGATGAAGAAAACATTTACTGATATGGTAGATGTTGGTGAGGTGCAAAATCTATTGCTTTCTGGTGGAGCGGGTTGTGGTAAAACTACTATTGCCCGTGCATTGTGCAATGAATTGGAAAGCGATTGTATCATTGTTAACTGTTCGGAAGACGGAAACATTGATACACTTCGTACAAAGATTCGCAACTTTGCAAGTACCGTTTCTATGTCTGGTAATAAGAAGGTTGTTATTCTTGACGAGTTTGACTATTCAAACGCCCAGAGTACACAACCCGCTCTCCGTGGCTTCATGGAGGAATTTAGTGCAAACTGTAGATTTATTCTGACTTGTAACTATAAGAACAGAATCATCGAACCGCTGCATTCTAGATGTACCTGTATCACCTTTCAGATTCCTAATAAAGAGAAACCCGCTCTTGCAAAGCAAATGCCGACGCGAGTAAAGTGGATTCTTGATGAAGAAGGTGTTGCATATGATGAGAAGGTTCTTGTAGAACTTATTATGAAGCATTTTCCAGACTTTAGACGAATCATCAATGAATTGCAGCGATACTCCGTTTCTGGAAAGATTGATGTTGGTATTCTTTCGCAGATCGGTGAAATCAAAATCAAAGAGTTGATTTCTTCTCTGAAAGATAAAGATTTTGCATCGGTTCGTAAATGGGTAGCAGAGAATTCAGATGCAGATAGCACATCGTTGTTCCGTAAAATTTACGATACGATGTATGATACTTTTGCTGCATCTAGCATTCCAAAACTTGTATTGATTCTTGCTGAATACCAGTATAAAGCGGCATTTGTTGCCGATGCAGAGATCAATATGACTGCCTGCCTTACAGAGATTATGATGGAATGTGAATTCAAATGAGTGGCGTCACATATACATAATCCATAAGGAGAAACATATGGTTTTAAATGATAATGGGTTAGATATATCTGCTATACTGCCTGGTGGCAGATTTCTTTACAAGACATTGGAAATGCAGCAACATCCAAATATAGATGGTGCATTTACCAAGTTGTTTACTGAAGTGAAGCCTGCTCGTATTTTAGAGATTGGAACTGCGAATGGTGGACTTACTCTATACCTTCGCCATTTGTTAGATTCTCTTGGTATGCAAGATACGCAAATAATTACATATGATGTAGATACTCGCGGATTGGATAACTTCAACCGTGTAAAGGCCAATGGTATTGTTTCTAGAGTAGAAAATATCTTTACAGATGATATGACTGCTATAAAGGAAAATAAGATTGCAGATATTCTTGGCTATATCAACGCTGAAGGCGTATCAATAATTCTCTGCGACGGTGCTCATAAAGCATCGGAGATGAACATATTTGCTCATCTAATAAAGCCTGGAGATATTCTCATGGGTCACGACTATCAAGATGATCCAAAGTGGTTTTACTCGGCTTCGGATTCGGAGAAACTAGAAAATCAAGCATGGTTCTGGTGTGAACTTGGCTATGATTCTGTTCAAACCGCAACCGTTGCAAACAACATTCACAAATTTATGAACGAAGACTTTTCAAAAGTTGCTTGGCTATGCACAAGAAAGGATAAATGATGAACGACGAAAGAGACTTGTGTTTGCGTAGAGGATGGTTTCCATATAGAGGAATGGCAACTATGCAGCATCCAGATGCCCCTCTGGTTTTCAATAACCTTATTGAAAGAATCAGACCTTCCACCGTTATTGAAATTGGAACCGCACAGGCTGGTTTAACTTTGATTGTGCGCGATCTTCTAAATCATCATGGTCTTCAGAATACACCTCTCATTTCATACGATGTCTACCCTTCTGGAAAAGAGTTTCTAGAAAGAGATGGTAAGTCGCAAGGAATTGATTGTAGGGTTGAAAACATATTTGATTACAAGAAACTATTGCCAGAAAAAGAACAAGAGATTCGTAATATGATTCAGCGAGATGGTATTACCCTTGTTCTGTGCGATGGTGGAAGTAAGCATAGTGAATTTGCTGCCCTTACTCCGTTTCTGAAAAGCGGTGATATTATCATGGGACATGATTACTACCCAGATAAATCGGCATACGATTCAATGACTCCAGAAGATAGATTCCGAAACGGAATCTGGAACTGGTGTGAGATTTGGGATGATATCATTGCTCCTGATTCTGGCTTTATTCCATTTATGCAGGATGAATTTGCTCCAGTTGCCTGGGTATGTAAGAGAAAACTATGATAAAGCCCATTGGTAAGTGGATCGCAGTAAAAACTGATATTGGTCGAGAAAAGACCACAGATAGTGGTATCATCTATAACGATAACAGAACAAAGGGTCACTATGTACTAGCAGAAGTGTTTGCTGTTGGTACTGGTGTAACTGAAGATATTATGGTTGGTGATACCGTCTATTGGGAATTGGCAACAGCGCGTGGAAATCATTACAATGAGTTCGATTTGGTTCATCAAGATCATGTTGTGGCGGTGATTCGTGACTCTGAAACTGACTGATTATCTAAATGCCATCAATGTAAACAAGAATCCATTGATGGATACTGAAGACGATAGTGTTGAGCGGGGATATGTTCCGTTTCTTGTAAACCGAGGGCTTTCCTACTTTAGCGATACCATCATGCAGGCTAACGCGATGAATCGCTATTCTGGCATTAGAAAGAAGATGCAGTTCGACTTTTTGCGGAATAGTATTAGAACGCGCAAGCGGTTTAGCAAATGGTACAAGGCTGTTCCAGAAGACGCTCTAGAAGTAATTAAAGAGCGTTACTGCTGTTCTGATTCAAAGGCAAGAGATATACTGAATGTACTTACCCCAGATCAAGTAGAATCCATTTGCAATAGCAAAGGTGGCGCCTAAATGCCTTTGCCCATACATATTTGGTTCAAGATGAGTAATACTCATTAGTATGGAGCGAATGTATGGAATCGAAATTATCAGTTGATGACTTGGTAGAAGTCACTCTAGAAAAGCCTGACGATTTTCTCAAAGTTAAAGAGACACTAACTCGTATAGGCATATCGTCAAAAACGGAAAAGAAATTGTATCAGTCTTGCCATATTCTTCACAAGAAAGGCAAGTATTATATTGTGCATTTCAAAGAACTGTTTGCTTTGGACGGATTACCCTCCACAATAACAGAGGCAGACATTGCACGACGCAATACTATTGCTACTTTGCTAGAAGAATGGAATCTTGTAAAGATAGTTGATTCAAAGAAAACAGAGTCTTTGACCTCTGGATTGGGTCAAATTAAAATTATACCCCATAAGGATAAAGGTGAGTGGGAATTAGTCCCCAAGTACCATATCGGTAAAAAGTTCTAGGAAGTGCTATGCGCTTTGATCTTCGTAATGTTACAACCTTCTGGATTAATCTAGACCGTGCTACTGGAAATGCCAAAGCAATGACCGAGCAATTCGGTAGCCTTGGATTTCAAGACACTCGCAGAATTAGTGGTAGAGTAATACCACCACCAAACCTCCCATCAATCCGCCTTAAGGCGTTTGGAACTCATTTTGTTGGATGCGGTCAATCGCATCTTGACGCGCTCACGCTGTCAACAACTAGCAAAACTACCCTTCCTTTTTTGGTGTTGGAAGACGATGCGATATCTACATCCGCATTCAATCCTATCATTGATATTCCAGAAGGAACAGATGCCGTTTATCTTGGGGTTTCTCATGGAAATAAAAATCAAGCGATCATTGATCTTAACAATGGTTGGTATAGAATTGTTGGTATGCTTACAACTCATGCGATTCTCTATACATCAAAGAGATTCGTTGATGCTGCGATGACAAGTATAAAGGAAAGCATCTATAAAAAGCAGATTCCTTTAGATAGTGGATATGGAATGCTACAAGGGTCTTACAATGTGATTGCTCCGCAATCTCCAATGTTCATTCAAGGAAATAGTAGAGAGTCTATCAATAAGTGGGAATCGCTCACGAACAAACCATTGAAACCAACCCATGTTTTTGCAAATGGAGCGATACAGGAGATTAAACCATAATGGAATTAGGATTCTATAGATTGTATGAGAATGTTACAATTCCTTCGTTCGCTACAAAGGAGTCTGCGTGTTTCGATATTAAAGCGCATTTGGCAGATAATGATGGAAGGGGTCTACAAATCAAAGTAGTTGATGTGGATAATGTACCTTCTTCTGGTCCAAATATTAGCCGTGAGTGGTTAAGGTTGACTCCCTATCAGTTTCTTTTGGCGCCAGGATGGAGAGCATTGATTCCTACTGGATTGATTCTCAAGATACCTTCTGGACATTCTGTTCGACTGCATCCTCGCTCTGGTCTTGCATTCAAGCATGGTCTGGTATTAGCAAACTCTGAAGGGGTTATTGATTCTGACTACTTTGACGAGTTGATGATTCTTGTAACAAACACTAGCAAGCAGCAAGTGACAATTAATCACGGTGATAAAATTTGTCAAGGTGAACTAGTACAATCGTTGCAGTATTCTTTGACCGAGATACATACTAGACCAACATGGACTACTGATCGTGTTGGTGGGTTTGGATCAACTGGAGTATAAAATGACTCGTGATGAACTTTTAGAATGGCACAGAGAAATATGTGAGCAAGGTAGAGAGTTGATGGACTCAAAGAATAGAGACTACGCTGGTAATGGAGGAATGGAACCATTTGCTAATTTTA